GCCAGTATCCCAATTTCTTCGCCACTCCCGTCAGGCCTTTCATGGAGTTTTCTTTTCCGGCAAGACGGCTCTTGAGCCAACCCGACAACCAGTCAGCCACATTGAAAAGAAGGAAGATTCCAAACAGTGCCCAATGCTCACCAAACAAGTACGACAGGGCGGCAACAATGCCGCCTATAATGAAATTGATTCCGTCAGTCACTTTCATAGCGATTCTCCTTTACGCATATTTGCGATATGATGCGGAAGCCCGTTCAAACAGATTTCTCTGGTGAATTAAAGTACCCTTAAATCATTTGCCGACATCCAATTTATATATGGTTTCTGACTTCCATTCTTCATCGATTGCCGTCACGGGGTTCCCTACACCAGAAATAACGTAATAGCACTTATTATATATCCCGCCATTGTTGTCGGTAGTCATAAAGTAATCTGCCGTATTATCAATGCCTTTTGGGTATTCGTCAATGTTGAAATCTGCCATAAATGCAGAATCGGCTGAATAAATAGAACATTTTGTTGCGTTTTTAATACTCGTTGTTGTCCCATCAACGTTGATTATATTAAAATCCTTATTTGTATACAGTTTGTTTGTAACAGTTTTTGCTGGAGGGAACATAGCAAGATAACACCAAGTAAGTGTTTCGCTTACTTTCCAAATAATAGACTGGCTTATTCTTACTTCACTATCACCAAACACATGCTTAGACCCGTGTTTTGCTATAATAGTTTCTCCATCATTCGGATCATAAAGGTCGGATACTTGTACAATATCTAACTTATCAAAAAATGTATATGTGGTATATTTAGTTATATCGACTGGAACATTATCTACGAAAAAAACGATATTTTCAATAATTTCATCTCCATGTGCATATCCACCGCTGAAATCTGAACGATCTTTCAAATGCAAAGCGCATTCCCATTCGCCCTGAGTAGTTAATGCAAAGCGTTCTTCGAAATTATCATCCACGGCGTAAGCATAACCGATTCTCCATACATCTGCATGGCGTTCCGCATATACGGTATGCAGAAAATCATAACGAATGTATCCGACTATGGACGGTATATATATTTCAAGTCTTTCTGTTGACCTATCTACACCTGAACCTTGCACATATCGCAAATGCTTCTTTTTGTATTTAGCAACAAGTTTGTTCGTAGCATATGCTTCGACTGCACCACTTGCAATACTATAAACATCAAGTGTTGCTGTTCCTATGTTACTTATTTCTGTTATAGCATTGTTTTCAGAATAAAAGGATAATGGATTTGATACAGAAGAAGGCACAATACCGATATACAGCTTGCCGCCATCTGGCAACGCTGTGTTATTAGCGACATAAATGTATAAATGCCCCCACGTTGCGTGGTCATATGTTGCTGTAAACGATGGAGTGTTCTTTCCTGCAACCCCGATATTTCCAGAAACACGGCTCCGTACTCCGAATGTTACGCCTGATGCTATGCCGTCAAAAATAGCTCCCACATTATATTCGATAGCAGGCAAGCTATAATCTGTTTCTCCGTTTAATCCCGCACTAGTACTTGCAATAGTGCCGATATCTAAATTGAAATAAACTCCACCAGTTGCCGTCCCTGATATAGTAATTTCGTTACCGTTTACCGAAAACGTGATTCCGTTCAGTGTATATACACCGTCTGCTAACCCGATATAATCAACAATATTGTGCCCACCTGTAAGGATACTGCCAGCTATACTTTTTATGTCAATCGCACCGTTAAACGTTGTCGGAAAAGATATTTGCCCTCCGCTTGTGAAAAAAATATCCTCAACCTCACTTAGATTATCAGCAACAGCATTGATATCATCATTGACCGTATTTATAGCATCTCCAACAGCTTTGGCATCTGCGGCTTTATCAGGCACGGATAAAGATTTGTCAGTATCAAACTCGATACTAGTTATTTTGTCACCATCGATCATAATCGGATTGCTTGCTGAAATATGTTCGTAATCATCACTTTTTGCGAATACAAAATCGCTGTAATCCTGCCTATAAGATGATGTTCTTATAAATGCAACATTGGAATTAAACTGATGATTTAAAATTGGTGCGGTTGAATTTATTCGTTCAATGAATGTTTTTGTGCTGTCATATGTACATATTTGTATAGATGTACTTGTCCCTCCATAACTGTAAAGCTCATCAGATTCTATCGAAATATATGCTTCATTATAATATGAGTTTGCATCGGCGGTAATCTTACCGTTATTTCCGTAATATCCGCCGCTTATAATAGTGGTCGGATCAAAAAGGTTCATAAAGACAAGTGATTTAAATTTTGCCGTCTTATTTAAATTTGCCTTTAAATTAGTAATTTCATCACCCACCTTTTTACTATCAGCAGGTTTCCCAGACACACTCAAAGTAGTATCTGTTTCAATATCAAGGTTATCTAAAGCGTCCTTAACTTCACCAATCTCCGTTCCGACCGCTTTGGCGTCAGCCGGCACATTTTCCTGCGTCAGTGTCTTATCAGTACCGAGGGCCTTCTGGATCTCATCCATCAGCTCGACTTTATCCACATGAGACACATCCCAGGCTCCGGCAGGATGTGCAGCCTTGAAGCGATATAATTCGCCATTATATGTGACATAGTCACTGCTGGCATATGTGGCGCTTTCACTGAATTCGGAAGCTATACCGGCAGACAGAACAAGGTTCACGATCTCCGTTAATCCAACACGCCGTACTGCCTCTTTCTGCGCGCCTTCAACATTCTCCGGCTGTGTAACAACAAATTTTGTTGTGGCGACCGGTTTTGATCCAATTTCCTTATCCGTCAATCTTATAGTGTTCATGAATCATCACCCCCTCTTATAAAAAGTCATGTTTTTCAAGCCTTTCGGCGTAGCTGCTCCGGATGAACTTTATCGTTTCGACTGTCTTTCCGTTCGGAAATAAGGGATGGTCTTTGCAGTACCTCTCATATTTCGTGATGTCATCAATTACTTGATCCCAGCTCTCACGACTGTGGCGCTCATCACGCACCATCTCGTCTCCAAACCGGAGGATCCTCGCCCGGCAGTTGGTTGCGACCATCTCCCGCAGCTCAGCCTTGATCCCCTTTACCTCTTCCCTGAGTGAGGCAATGGCCTGCAGGATGCCGCTCTTTTTGTCCTCTTTGGCATCGTGCCGGGAGATTAAAAACTGCACAAGAGTCAGGATACCGCCGCCAAGAAGGACACTGGCGAATGTCAGAAAATGTTCCATTGGTCAGGGCCCTCCTTATTCGTCGAACAGCTGGTAAATGGCGAGGATGCCATTTTTAAAGTCTGAGTTTCCAGTATATCCGTATGCGGCGTGAATTATTAAGTTGTCATCAAAGAACAGTCCGCCAGGGAAAAGACTTATCCAATAGTCTTCAACACCAAGTCGATTATCATCTTCTCGATTATGGAAATCAAAACCAATCTCATTATTTGCCTTTAAGACATCCGTTCTATAGTTGAGAACAATCGTTACATATCGGTCATTAACACTGGCTTTGTTGCCGAATTTTTTTCCGGGAAAATACTTATCAGTGCGTAGCGAAAGGCGTACATCTAACGGATAAACATGAGTATCTCCACTATCCTGAAAATCGTTATTAAAAAACAAATTATCAATCAAAGCCACTGGAAGAGAGTCCCCTGTTGCAAAGTATATAAAACTCTCGTCTCCTGTTGAACTATATCTTTCAATGATACGTGAACAAGAGCATGTTTTGTAAATCGTGCGATCATCTGCATCTACCCTTAGCCTTATTGGCGGTGCTGTGGAAGGATATTCATAATTTCCGAACGGAGCCAGCAGCAGTAACCGTCCCGGACCTTGTACATTAAGTAACTCTTGCATTTTATCTACGGACGGTGTGTAGTTTGACGGATCTTTGATATTATCCAATATGATGTTACCTTTTGCGTTAATTACTTTCATGTAGCAATCACCGCGTAATGCTCCACCTCCGCCAGATCCCACGCCAAATCCATTAACTGTAATCGCCATCAGATCACCTCCACTAATTTCAGAAACACAGGTATGTCTATCATGGGCACCCTTCCAAGCGATGTCAGGATGTTTGAATCCTTATCCCCGGCAAGCTTAGCCCTCGTGAATGCCTTCTGTTGTTCGATCGTTGCCGTCTTCGCCAGTGATACCTCAATATGGTATTTTGTTTTTGAATATGTCTCCTCAAGGCTATAGGTCTTTACATCTGTCCAGCCCGCTGCCGTGATCGTATACGCCATATAGGTGACTTTCCGATTGACCGTTGTCTTGAGGTTTGCAAGAGTGGTAACACCTGTTCCTCCTCTGGAAACTGGAAGCGTACCGGATGTAATGTCCGCGGCGGAATGCTTATGCCCAACAGCAGACGCGTTTATCTTTGCCGGTGTGATTTCGTGCGGATTTTCGGTTGTCAGATGCTCGATCAGTTCTGCGACTGCTTTTGACACGTAACCAAAAAGCCGTGACAGTGTATTCCCGCTTACAAGGTTTTCAAGTCGCGCTTCCCTGGAAAATGTGACCGTCATATTTGACGGCGTGACATTCGGAACATTTCCGAGCCCGATCTGTTCCTTCGTCACCCGATGCGGGTTATCGAAATTACGGATATGCGTTTCAAAGTCATTTGTTTTAAAATCATTGAATTCCTGTGTTGTGACATATCCGACAGCGCCGCTGATGACGGCATCTATTTTTTCAGCGTCTCCCACGGCGACAACGATATCCAGAACAAGTGATACCAGATCATCCGCGGCGTAGGGCTTCAGCCAGCCCGCAGCCGTCCCCGCATTGGTGTAGGAATACAAAAACTCAGGTCCGTCGTTAAGGCTTGCAAAAACACCAATCTCCCGTAAATAAAATCCGGTATCAATAGACGCATTATCGAATACTGTTTTGATCGTTGCCATGTGATCCGCAACAGTACACGATGCTATTCCGGTAGGCGTTACCGTATGTACCAGATTTGTCAGCGACCGGATATCCGACGGAGGGTTCCCGTCACCAAAACGAACAGCCGTAAAAGTCAACGCGCTGCTGCCGTATACAACGTCGAGGATTGCGTCAATACCGGCCTGCGTTAATTTCATTTGCGGAAAGTTCATGATCTATCACCTTCTTCCGTATCTAATAAAGTACGCCCATACTCATCGATCAGTATATTTTCAAGCTCATCGATAAGACCACCAACCAATGCAAATTCTTCAGGGACTGCACAGCTGGTTTTCTCCGGCAGGCTCTCGATCATGAGATGACCGACAAATATCTCTCCTTCAGCGCCTGTTCTCAGTTCGATCCCGTCAAGCTTCTGTGATTTTCGCTTTACGGTTTCTGTTGCATTGATCAGCCGGTCCACATCATAGCTGTCTCCGACATTGAGCACTATTTTAAAGTGACCGTTTACTCCGCCATAATCAAACCATTCATAGACCCGACCGCTACCGAACAGATTACTGACAACAGTAGCTACAGCGTACTTTGTGCCGTCCTTGCTGTTAACGAGCATGGCCGTTTTGATCAGGCGTCTTTTAACATCCACTGAATAATTCGTATCATAGTATTTAACCCTGAGCTCCACGGCCAGCAGGTCAAGCACATACTCCGGAGCGCCATCTACAAAAGCATATACATACGCAGTGTCCTGATGTGACAGGTAAGCGCTGTATGATTGTTTCAGGGCGTAACTGATTGCCCGGACTTCCGGCTGCCGCGTGAATACGGTTGGCAGGATGTCCGCCAGTTCGCCGTCACGCAACTTAATCATCTTCCAGCCCTCCGTAAATCACGGACCGCGTACCGAGCTTTGCGATCTTGCCAGCATCTACAGTCTGGTAAGCGGGGCTTGAGATCGACACCCTTTTGGCTCCAGCGGCCATGATATATTCAATCAGTTTGCCCGGTTCAATATCCCGCCCGATCTTTCCGGCCTGCCAGTTTGCATACTCTGTTACAGCATTGTCAACAGCCTGCTGGATCGAGGCAACCGACGCCGCGTCGGAACGATTGATATAATACGTAACCGAAATGTTGTAAATCTGTGATGTAGGTGATCCGACTGTCACGACATCACCCATAGGCTTTATCTGTTCATTCGTGAGATAGTCCTGTATATATGCACATGTATCGGCAGATATGGCCTGACCGTCTTCACCAATGACCCTGATATCGATCAGATTCGCGTCCGGAGACGTGACTGCCACATCAGCAACGCCCGGGTAAGCCTCTTTCACAAAATACTCATATGCCGCCTGAGGACCTGCCACGGAATAGTTTGCGGGAGCCAGATAGATCCTGTCAGCAAGTGACTCATCGTCCTCCCGTGTCAGTCCGCCGCTGGTTATCGCAAGGTTTGTAACCGAGTCCACATAAGGGACCGGGTCAACCAGTACACTCAGATCACCGATTCCATATCCGTTTCCCTTTGTGCCCGTTGTCATGGCCGTGCATCTTACGTCAACCGAATACTGGCCGGACGGGATCTCCGCATACTCATCAGTGGCAAAATAGATATCCGCCGCCTGAGTCGTTACCCTGGTACCCTCCGGGATTGCGATCACGCCAGGCCTGAGCGCGGAAAGCGTAAACCGTACCATACAGGCAGCCGCGGCCTCATCTTGCCTGGAAACGCCCTTGAGGGCTCCGAGATTGTCCAGGAAGTCACCATATGCGTATTTCAAAAAGTTCATCTTGCCGGCCTGATCCACGCACTCATACATCTGCATGAACTGGACCGCGCACGCATACAGCATGAGGGTGATGGGCTCACCCTCTTTCAGGATAACAGCCTGCTGTGTCAGTTCCTGGTATTTTTCCTGATAATCGCTTACCAGCTTCGCCTTTATATCATCCAGGGTGATATCCCCGATAAAGGATATATCAGGCAGTTTTGCTATTTCCTTAATCATCCCCCACCCTCCTTTCTACGTTTATCGTTCCGGACAGAAGCCCCTGCAGGTCGTAGTCTATGGACACAGATTCCACACTGACCTCAGGAACATACCTGTCCGCCTTATCCTGCAGTTCGATAGCAAACAGGTTTTGCGCCTCGTTCAGGTTTGAGTCAAGGTAATCCCGCGGCAGGCCAAAAGCACGGGAGCCGGGTATCGTGTTTTCTGTGCACAGGATCAGCGTCCTGAGTCTTACATCTATTTCCTGGACAAACGAGGCGTCACCCAGGGAAACGATTTTGATTTTATCTGTGTATCCCATGATCAGTTGTACTCCTCGAATGTTATGTCACATGAAGCCCGGACAAGCTCGCCTTTACTCCAGACTTCGTCCCATGTTGTTGATACCGACTTGATGTAATACTTTTTCCCGCCGAGGCGATGCCCGCCGATATACAGATAATTGATATATCCCTTCTTACATGCTGTATTGAGCCGGGACACAGACTTGTATGGCCTCTGTCCGTGGTAGGCGGAGAATGTGACCTCCAGCGTGATCTTTGTCTGTTCCATTCCCTGGTACTCTGTCCGGGGATTCTGCTGTACGATATTGTGCGATGCCCACCGGGACCCTACCTCTCGCTTGAGATTCCGGAACGGCATCTGCTTCTTACTGTTGACATAAAAGGAAAGCTCTTTTCCCCAATGTCCGATATCAGCCATTTCAATGAGCCTCCTTTACGAATTTTCAAGGGCTGCCACTCTGTTTTTGAGCTGTATCAGCTCTGTCAGCGTGATGCTGCCCGTATTGTTTTCAAACTTTATTTCATCGGCATGGATCACGAGCTGCCTGGCGTCGTCGTTGTATTCTGCCCAGGCGTTGCCCGGATCATGCCCAAATTCTTTTCTGTATATCTTTTCGCTGTATTTCTTCGGCTTGTTGGTTTTGTTCCAGTAATGCCCAAGGACGAACCCCCGGGCCTGCCCCGTCGGATAGTGTATGGTAACCACTTCCTCGCCGATCCGGGGCAGCTTTGTTTCATCGTTAAAAGATATCACGGTCAGAGGAGATGATACCGAATCGTCAAGATCCGGGTATGTGACAGACACGAGGCCTGTTTCCATTTCTATTCTGGACACTCTGCCGATCCTGATCAGTTTATCTGCCATATCACAACCTCTTATAACATTTGTGCATTTCTACATTCTGAGACAGCCCGCCGTTTGCGATCCGGGTTATGACCTTTTCCACCAGGTATTTCCCATCGACCTTTCCAAGGCCTTTTACTGTTACCGTGGACCCTGATGCAAGCTTGACATGTCCCCATATCTCACCGGACAGTTTTGTCATCTCCTCGTTGGCTTCATTGACGGCCGCCCTGGCCATCCTGTCCGCTTCCCCCTCGGAATCACATTTCTTGTTTATGTACAGCACCCTCGCCTTTGGGCTGCCTTCATTCGCATTTCCGACTGTAATTTTGATTTCCTCTTCCGAATCCTGATCAGATTTATATGAGACGATTGCTCCCGTATAAGTCCCTTCCAGTTCATCGTCATAGGACCATCCGTCACCGACAAAGTCTTTTCGTGTGATCGTTGCGACAGGTGCGGCAGCTTCGAGGCGTCCCAGGTCGAATATCACGATCTTTCGCCGGTACACCTTCATCTTCATCCCGTAGTCCTTAACGGTGGAATACAGGAAGTCTGAATCCGTTTTGTCCGTCTGTTCAAGGGACTCGATCGTTATCCCGGGCGCATTATACATTAGCCCCAGACCATACCGGCCTGCAATCTCTGCAGCGATTCCCTGCAGGCTTACATTCTCCCATGTCTTCGTCCGCTGGCGGGTCTTAAAGCTGATATCCTTCGGGACAGCCATGCCGCCGAATGTACATCGCAGCGGCCCGCCGGAAAACTTTATGGAATCAAGGACGAACTGACCATAGTACCACTTGATCGTTTCGCCCTGCTTCTCCCAGTCATAGAACACGGCCCCGCCAGAAATCTCATCGCCCTTTGTGGGATACCAGTCTTTTATCCAGACCATATCCGCGTCATACAGATCCACGCTGATGGAATCCGAGGATCCATAGGCTATATCCGTGTATGTCGTACCAAGGAGATACTGACGGAGCTTGACCATTACATCCTGGCCATTAAACTGCAGGGCCGGATATGCGCGTCTGCCTCTCTCAGCAGCCATCACTCAACCTCCTCTCCCCATACGATGTTTGAATCATCAGACCGCCAGAATGGAAGGTTGCTGGTATCCGGGTTTGGCAGATCCGGGATGGTGATCTCAGTGCCTCCGTCAAACCTGAGCACATCTGCGTACTGCCGGTTCGTCTCCATCAGGAGCCGCATATAACTCTCAGACCCCAGCTGCTGGTATGCGATCAGGTCCCAGGTATCACATGAGTGTGTAATGTATTTGTATGCCATGAGATCACCTCCTTTTATGCGAACGCTGCGCGCCTGTCATCGAATTGGATCTGTTTAATCATCTGCCTGAGTCTGTCAACAGTAAGGTTGGCGATACCCTGCGCCGTACCCTCATCTGCATTTCCATTGATGGAAATATTGATAACAGGAGCAAAGGTCATTCCCGCGCCGCCTCCGGCCGGTTCGACAGGTGCGGCTTTTGGCGCTCCATTGGCAATACTGCTGACTGGTGCGGAAAGTGTATTGTCAAATGCGCCCAGGGTCTGGCCGGCAGCCATCCAAAGGTCAAGGCCGCGGGCCGTCTTATCACTCCCCACAGGGATGATGTACTCCGGGCCATCCTCACCGACCCATGTAAGCAGCGGGTGATCTACGTATCGACCTTCTGCAGACAGCGCCGCGCCTCCGGAAGAGGACGCATTTACATTGACGGATGCGGTCACATTGACAGGCACGGAGAACGTGGCCTGCGCTTCTGCAGCGAATGCGGCATAGGCTTCCGCCAGTCCGCTTGCGCCACCGTATGCCACGCTTGTAACAACCACACTTGACGTCACCTGTGCGGGTGGGTCAAATGCGGCCTGAGCCTCTGCGTCAAACTGTGAACGGGCACTGGAGAAATCATGCTCTCCAAGATTGACCGTCACGTCAACACCAGCCGTAACACTTGCCGGATTCGCGAACTCACTCATGATGGCCTCTTCAAAGCCTTCGAGGGTAACCGATCCGACATTGATGGTCAGATCCGCTGTTCCTGTCTGCGTCTGGCTTGTGGCCTCACTGATTGCCGAGCCTGCCTCTTCCGCTGCCTGTGCAGCCGCTTCAAATTCTGCCTGCAGGCTTTCGGCAGCGCCGCCACCGTCTATACCGCTGAGGGAAGAATTGATATTATCGACAGCCGCCTGTGTCTCTGCAGAAAGACCCGACATTGTTTCGGATGCGGCTTCCATTCCTTCTGTGAGGCCCTCCGCGGGGTTCTGTCCGAGACCGGAATCAAGGAGACTGTTGTATGTGTTCATGAACGTCTCAAGGCCGGTCTGCAGATCCATAACAGAAACGCCCATTTCGTCAAAGCTCTGTCCGCTTTGATTAAGTGACTGAATTTTGGAATCCAGCGCACTGACTGTTGTCTCTCCGGTAGCAAGTTGTGTGAATGTGTTTTGCGCAGCCTCTCCGATTGTGGCAAACGCGCCCTGACCTGTCGAGGCCATGACCTGCATGGCTGCGCCGATATCCTCGGGAACCACGTCATAGTTAACATCACCCTTGACCTCTATCGGATCAGGCGTCATCAGATCTGTGAAGAAATCCCCGATTCCGGCAGCCGCACTGACGGCGCCATCTTTCAGAGCCATGATCAGAGCCGCACCCGCTTCAAAGAATGTTCCGATGTTTCCAAGGATTCCACCGATCAGGTCAACTATAATCTGAGGCGCCGCACCAGCCAAAATACCAGCGCCCTGGATAATACCCTGCCCCAATCCGCCCAGGATTCGGATACCAGCACCAATAAGCTCTCCGGAATTGCCTGATTCAGCTATGGTCGTTGCAAAGTTCTTTATGATCTCGCCAGCGGCCGCGCCCATGTCCGGAAGGTTCTCAGCTGACCAATTGCCAATATCGGAAAGCTGTTGCACAAGCGCCTCTGCAAGTCTGCCGCCTGCGTCCTCTGTTTCCAGCCCCTCGAGCAAGCCTGATAACAGATTGCCTGCCATCATAGTAAATTCGCCGGTATTGGTGATAAATCTCTCTCCAAAGGTAGTCAGCACACTGGCCGCCGCCGCTCCAATCGCCTCAGAGTTCTCCGCGCTTCCGATCGTCTGGTAAAGCTCATCAACCCAGTCGAACGCCGCATTGATCGCCTCGGGACCTTTTGTCTGGATTGCTGTAGCCGCGTTGCCCATAGCATCACCAATAACTTCAGGCAGGCCCATGATGCCCTCAGAGTTAAACGCCTCTGTCAGCTCCGTGACAAACCCCGTTGCACTCTGCACCAGATCGCGGATGCCGTTGTCCCCGGTATTGAATGCATTGTAAAGAGCAAGCTGGAAGCCTTCCCATGCAGATGACAGGATATCAATATCACCCTGCAGGTTATCCATCTGACGGCCATACATCTCTTTCGCCGCGCCGTCGGACCCCTCGATGGTCTGCATCAGTTCCTGATAATCCTGCAAGCCATTTAGCAATGCTTTAGCCGCCGCCCTGTCGGTCTGCTTGAACAGGGTATTCATGACAGCATCAATCTGTTCAGGCGTCTTTCCTTCCATGGCCGCGGACAGGTCACCGAATATATCTGCAACCTCTCTCAGATTGCCCTGCGCATCGTAGGCCTTAATGCCAAGCTGATCAAACATGGCTGCGGCGTCCTTATTTCTCGGGCTTTGCAGGGACTGCACAATGTTACGGATATGAGTACCGGCTTCAGATCCGGTTATGTTTACATTGGCAAGCACACCGGCCAGTGCTGAGAACTCATCAACCCCGCCTTTCAGGGCTGCGCCGTTCGCGCCCATCTTAACGAAGGCCTCACCCAGCTGGCCCACGTCTGTCTGTGCGCTTGCAGCAGTGATTGCCATGACGTCAGCGAGGTGTTCAAAGTTATCTGTGGTCTTATCCAGTCCGAAGGATGCAAGGGTACCGGTCAGATACCGGGAGCTGTCCGCCATCGATAGCGCACCTGCACCGGCAAGCGTCAGAACGGTAGGCAGAGCTGCTATGGTCTCATAGGCATCATAACCGGACATTGCCAGGATGTTCGCGCCCTCCGCGGCCTCAGTCGCCGTAAAGTTCGTTGTCCGCCCCAGCTCCATGACAGTTTCCTGCAGGTCCTGAAACTCCTGTGTGGTTTTATCCAGCCGCATGGTCGCGGATACCTGAGACATGGCCTCCTCGAACTGCTGGCCGGTCTTGATCGTGCTGGCCGTGACCTTCGCGGCGCCAACAGCAAGGGCACCAAGTACAGCAGCGTTACCTTTGTACAGCCAGCCATAAAACTTCATGGCCCCGCCCGCCATCTTACCGACAACGCTGCCGCTCTTGTTCAGGCCATCCAGCATACTCTGCGCATTTTTGCAGGCGGCCGAAAGGCTTCCGTCAAGCTGGCCGGCAATCTTTATCATCAACTGATAATCACTCATTTTTTCTTCCTCCTTTCTTTCGCCTGCTTTTTGATGCGCTCATTCTCCTCATTGATCACATCGTTGTAATCCTGGAGAAAATACAGGAAATCCAAAAGAGACAGGCTCCAGAGAAATTCCAGGCCTGTCCCTAATGTCCGCGCAATTATGATCATAGTCTTGCGAAGGCCTGCCAGATCCGCAAGACTTATCTTTAACCGAAAAAATAACCAGTGACTTTATTTTTTACCTTGATCGCGTCCCGCGGTTTGAGCATGTCAAAAAACTCCAGCGGCTTATGCGTCGCAAGATGTGCGATGAACAGCACATACTGCATATCCGTCTCCGGCATGGCCACAACACGCCCCGCTCTCGTGAGCATGTTGTTGGCCTGGATCATATCCTTTGCGCTGATATTATCCATGTCGGAAAAATCCAGCTCGGAAATGGTATCCCCCTCAAACTCGTACTTGTTGGCAAGCTTTAAAATCCTATCCTCGTTTTTCGTCGGTTCGATCGATTCAATCTTACTCATGGGTCAGCCTCCTTTTATGATCAGACGTACTGCCGGATCTGTTTCAGCATGTCCTCTCCATTCAGGATGTACACGCCGTTCAGTTTGTCCAGTTCAAACAGAGTCTCCTTGTTGACCTCTACCTTGATGTAGATCACTTCGATTTTGGTCTCACACTCCATTTTCTTGCCCTTGTCGGCCTTGCCCAGGTTGACAGTCTTAGCCTTGCCACGGACGACAATTTTGACCGGATAGTAATCTGTATATCCCGTCTCAGTGTCCATGCACTGCAGGGCAGCTCTCAGGGTGAGGGTCTGGGGCTTGGTGGTATTCACCAGCTTGAAATAGTTTTTATGCAGGCATGCCCATGTAAAGGACATTTCAGCACTTTCAAACTGGCCGGTGACCGGATCCTCGATCTCACCCATCACACCGGAGCCCTGCAGGGTATCCGTGATCATGGTAAAATCGGGAAGCGTGACCTCACCGGTCTGGCCGATCATCTTTTCCCCGTTGCCATAGAGATTAAAATCATTTAATACTTCAGGAAGTACCAGAGACATTTTTCTTACCTCCTTCCTTACTCAGCGATTCCGGAAATGACATCCTCAAGGAGGGAAGTGTCATAACTCAGAATGTTGTCAATTTCCTGCGCAGGCGTATATGGTGCGATACTCTGACGGAAAACGATCTTGCCGGCCAGCAGATCCGAAATGGGATTGTCGGACTGCAGGAAATGAATCTTTGCGCCGGCCCATTTATCCGGAGCGTATGCCGCGCAGCGGATGTTCTCAGAGTCCACGACAGACTCGATCAGCACCGCATTGATGGGATCGTCCACCTTATCGAAGTACGTCAGGATGAAGGTGTTCGCCTGCCAGTTGAACATCCTCCGGACAGATACCCAGATATCTTTCGGGTCTTTGACCGTCGGATATGCGCCGGTATAGGAACCCCACAGCCGCCAGCCGTTCATGTGCAGGCCGGTAGTAACGCCATAGCCGTTCACAACAGTCGCCTGATCCTGGTCCAGGATCACCTCGGTACCGTCAGCGAGACAGGTCGCAACGACAGCGAGAGAAGAAACGATCTTGTTGGACGGACTCCGGGAAGGAATACCATCATTCTGCGCATCTGTATAGGCCATCAGGGCAGCCGCAACAGCGGAGCCGGCGATAATGTGCTCAGACACCTTGAATGACGGCCAGATGGGATAGCAGAACGGGCTGGTAAATCCGGATGTATTTTTGACATTTTCGACCTGCGTATAGGTCTTTGCCGCATTGGTGTCAATATCCACCACAGCCATGCCCTTGAAAACGCCGTTGATATTGGCGGCTTTCGCGGCAAGGGCTACGCCTACTGCAGCGTGATGGGAGAATCCGGGAGCAAGCAGGATGGAGGGGACCTCTCCAAGATGCGGATACACATGCCGAACAAGCTCAATACCGGTAGCCACACCAGTTGTGGCGTTGTAGGAGCCGATGACCTGCGCGTCAGTAACCGCTGTCGGATCTGCGCAGGTTACGGATACAACAGCAGCCTTTGTCGGATCAAACGCGCTGCCGGGTACGAAATTGATTACAAGCTTGCCCTCTGTGGTATAGGCCAGCGTGTAGTCGGTGCCGACAGTCAGGGCGGCATCATTCTGAGACACCGTCACGAGGGACTTGATAGCGCCGACCTTGTCGATCGTGACAGCGGACGCGACAGGCGCGGCAAGATTGACTGTTTCAGCCGCCTTTTTATGTGTGGCCACGTCCAGGACGTTAATGAACACGATCGGGGCAACCTGATACAGCTGGGACAGTACGAACATGGACTGACACAGGGTGTACTTTGCAAAATCGGTGCAATACCCGAGTTTATCCATGGCTTCCGTCGCGCTTGCGCACAGAATCGGCTTATTGGTTACTGCTGCCGGATCATCCGTCATGAACACGGGAGCCGTACCGATGATAACCTGTACGGAATTGTTCGCCCTGACCGGAGTGGTAAGGGCCGTTTCATTCTCATACACGTATACACCATGCTTTAAAGGCATATCTTTTTACCTCCTTATCATTTGTATGTCAGGGCGGCTTTCCAGGCCTCCCAAATGTAGCCGGTTTCCTCACGGATAGCTCTTTCCGCTTCCGGGTACGACTCGACCGGCATGAATAACGCTTTGATCAGCGGAGTCTCTTCGATGGCTGCGGATGCACTTGTGGGGATCCCCTGGTAAACCACATTCTGGATCAGGTTCAGTTTGTGGACCGTGGGACCGACATACATGAGCGTACTCACTTCAGGCTCTGCTGACTTGGGTTTTTTAGATGAACTCATAATAACCTCCGGATATTTTCCGTCTGGGTTTTGGTAAGGCAAACTGCAGGGCAATGCTCCCAAAGTAATAGGGATATGTATCCTCATCCTGCAGCGCCCAGTTTATCTCTGACAGGCAGCGGTAACCTTTGAACCGTGAGGGGCCCGGGGAAGCCTCCTCACAGAAAAACGCTGTGATCCGCTGTATTGCTGTCAATATGCTGTAATGACCGTTGTTGTCGGTTCTCTCATCATGGATGCCCAACAGAATCAGCACGTTGACCGTCCATGGATCTTCTTCTGCCACTGTCCGCCCGGTATCGAGTCGGACGATGAAGTACGGAAAGAACTGATCCGGCTCATCATCATCATTTTTCAATACTGGTAAAAACTGTTCGTACCCCGTGAAGCCTGACACCGTTTCACCATCAGCTTTTGTCGAGATTATGTCTTTTAACAGGTCAGTGATCAGGTCTTTCAGATCTCTTTGTAAACCTGCGGGCACCATTAAGTTTTGTTCACTGATGACGATCACCTCCTGTTATCCGACAAGCTGCGCGATCTGCTGACGCATGTAACGCTGTAAGTCTGCCTCTATGCTGGGTCTCATCGGGCCCCATACGCGGTTTTCAGATCCAAGCATATAGGGAACGGATTTCGATTTGAGCTTTTCTATTGGCAGCCGGCTGGAGCTCTGCCGGACATATACCAGTCCGTTTGCAGATCCGCCGCCAACGAAAGCTTTGTTTCCGTATTTTCCCAGGGGCTTCAGTCCGGACCGCACGACATCAATCTTGACGCCGCTTTTTGGATGACTCCAATGGAATTTCGGGACATCCAGGGTATTCCCGTTTGACTGCAGGATTGCGACCAGGTTTCCGGCGCTTGCCTTATGCAGCTGCATGTCCTTCTTGAACCCGCCTGTCTTTACCGTATACGAGGCCTGGGCCTTGGCTGCCAGCTTCACACGGGCGCTGACAGCGGTCTTATTAAGTGCACGGGCTATATATACCCGCGCTTTGTTTCCGGCCAGCTCATAGAGCTTTTCCGTGAGCGCCTGAAAACTTCCCTGTTCTAATTCCCACGTAAAGTGTATTGACTGCGCCATTATGCTCTCGTAGCCTCCAGGGTAATCGAATACACGCCGTACTCATCAATAGCATCCGCCACACGATACTTTCTGCCGTCCATTGTCACAAGGCTTCCCTGTTTCGGCAGCGCACCGTAATCAGAGGCCGCAACATAGATCAGTTTCTGATTTGTGAAGGTTCCATCCATGTTCTGATTGAAACGCTTCTCGCGCTCGATCTGTTCGTTGGAGTCCACCTGACACGGCATTGAGACGCCGTTGATCACATGAGTATCCGAAAACTCATCGAGATTCAGGAAAGTATCATGTATGTCATCCGCTATGATGCTTTTAAACGCGCTCATTTTTTCCTGCTCCGTCCTCGTTTTGGTGCCTTGCCTACAAGCGCCTCAGGATCTCCGTCTGTGGAAGATCCACCAAGTCCCGGCTCGGCTGTGACTGCTGTCGCCTTTGGTGCCGGTGCTTTTTGGGGTGCGTCCTCTTCCACCCACACAGCAGCACCGGATTTTAACCAGGCGTTGATCATGTCCTGCTTGTTAGCCGGCAGGGCATCCCCGCACCTGTACTGCGTCGAGGCATACAGCACGGGGAGCTTTGCGATCAGCTTAGGCATTAATTTTAACGAGGACTTCTGCAGCGTCAGCCGTTGCGGCTTCCACGGCGTAACCATTTCCGGCGCCGCTCGCAGCCGCTGCCATCTTGCCAGTGGCATTGTCGTAGGATACAGCCGCGCCAAGGCCGATAGCAGCATCACCCTTTGCAAATCTGTAGACGCCTTCTACGTGAACGCTGCCAAGTTTGCCCGGCTCAATATCACAGCCTGCAATACCAATCTTTGTACCAAGGACAAGGATGGTGCCGGCTTCGATCAGATCTTCTGTCGTATTGGTGTAGTCGAGGGTCTCGCCCCTCTGCCAGTAACTAGCTTTTGCCATGTCTTACACCTCCTTTATACAAGCACCGCGCCAGGATTCTTGACGAATCCGCGGTAATCTCTCACACTGATGCCCCAGTCAAGCCAGATATCCCATACGAAACCAAGCTGTCCAGGTGTCTCCATACGTCTCACAGTCGGAGTTTCCTGACCGTTGAGATAATCTACCTGGATGCCGCGGGCGCTGGACTCATCGGCCTGCAGGAACCACGGGCATGCATTATTGCCAGCCAGGGCATTGAGGACCGGGCTCTGCACGATCTGCAGCGGGTAGTTGTACAGCGGGTTGATGTCGTTGTAGTCATTGCCGGTCATATGAGCGGAATGGAAGATAACGGCCAGATCGAACTCGTAGCCTACAGGTACGATCAGACGGGCGGGAGTCATATAGATGGCTTCGCCAAAATGATCCGTCTGTTTCTGCAGCTGCAAGATCATCTTCTGGATCTCAGCCTGAGAAGGAGCCGCACCCGCAGCCATCACGTTTTTGTGCTGGGTAGCGTCAAACAGGGTCACGCCGTCAAAGATAGCCGGGTTGTTAAACAGAATTCTGTACACCTGCTTGTCAATGGTCTTTTTGGCGGCCTGTGCGTACAGTCCAGGAACACGGGTCAGGAAACCGATATCGTCATTGACGAAGGCCTGACGGGTCATGGAGAACTGTTTCGCATAGGTGTCCAGCTTACGCTGCGGCAGGAGCTCGGTTCTGGGCTGATCCGGCTTAATCTCACCGTTCTCCGGCAGAAGCAGGAAGTCACCCACGCCACCGATCACGTACTCATGATCAGCAGTCTCTTTGAAGTCAGACAGGCTGCCCTTTGTGGTGATCTGCTGGAAGGTAGTCGGCACCTGATTGTACAGTTCTACGATAGACTTTCTGATGGTCTGGTCCATGATCGCCGGGAATGCGGCAGTCGGATTGTAGAACTGTCTGGACAGCATATCGTACAGGTCCGTGGAGCTCTTGTGCAGCAGATCAGAGACGTTATGCCCCTCTCTGCTCAGACACTCAATGGCCAGATCCCTGAGGGACATGCCGCGGAAATTCTCAGCACCTGCTGCAGAATTCTGGGCATTAAGGCCGGCTCTCATCATCAGGCCGTCGGACATGGCGGCTCTGACCTTATCGCCTTCATCTTCCGTAACAGTCGCACGGGCGGCCAGGGGCTGTCTCTCGTTGCGCATCTGCTCCAGGATCATGGCGCGGTATCCATCAACGGTAGTGCCGTCAGTGATAGCCTGGGCGGGGTCCATACCGAAAGAACGTGCCAGATCAGAAATCTGCGCTACCCTGTTGCGCTCATCCTCAATGGCTCTCCGGGCATTATCCTCGGGAGCTGCGGGCTGTACGGGTTCGGTCGGAGCGGGAGCGGCGTCTAATGCCGCCAGTGCTCTCTGAAGGCTGTCAAATTCGGCGATTTCTTCCGCAGTCATCGCTCGGCCGGCAGTACGTGCGCCTTCAATCAGTTCGTTCTGCCGGGCAAGAATCTGTTCTCTAGTCATAGCTTTACCTCCTGTAAAGATTTTGATTATATTGAAGTTGCCTCGCCAGCGTTTCCGTCATAGACATATCCACAGGTTCCGGCGCTTCCATCTCTCTGCCTACGCCAACAGTGGCATCAGCAGGAATGGAAACTATGCTGATCTCATACGGTGCCCACTTCCTTGCAATCGAGCACGGTCCCGTGAATCTGCCGTCAGCGGACTGCTTGCCCGGCATTACTTCCTCCCATGAATCCACCATGTAGCCGACGGATACACCTTTCAGTGTTCCGCTCTCGACCTTCTGGCGGATGATTTCGGACTGATCGTCTGAATCGAATTCGATCTCAGCGCGTCCGCGGTTATCCTCTATCCATGCGCGGGTGACCTTCCCGATCACCTTGTCACGATTATGGTTATAGAGTACAACTCCCATTTCAGTCAGGCGGGTCATATCCATAGCCCCGTCTGCGTGGTCTAGTATCTCCGGACCGAACCATCTGGTATATGGTTCCTCAGAACTGAAGGACAATGCAAAGCGCCTGTTGTTATCTTCCAGCGCCCTTATTTCTCCATTCAGCTCACGCGTCCCTTTATTCCGATCCGGCTGGTTTTTGATCAGGTCGTTTGTCATCGACCGGGTCAAGGACTTCGTTGTCCGATCCCTCTGCCGCCGGGTCGCTATCTTCCTTCTCAGGGTCAAGCTGGCCATTGAATAACACACCTCCCAGATTCAGCCCTTTCTTTTGGGCGTATTCGTTTACTTCTGCCATATCGTCTATCTGTGCGCGCCAGTCTCGGCCATTCTCCGCGGAGACCTGTTTAAAGGTTTTGATTCCGTAGTTCAGAGCCGTCTTTGTGGCGCTTGCTTCTTTGAGTGGGTCAATCCAGGCTTTCGGCTGTTTGATCCATTCGTGGCTTGTATACTTATCTCTGCCTGTCCATCCGTTATCACTCCAGTATCCTTTCGGATTGATCAGACCGGCCAGCACGATGCACTCAATGAAGGACTCATATATGTTGTCCATGATCGCGATCAACTGTTCCGTCTCTTCCTGGAATGTTAATTCATCCTCGATGATGCCCTGTCTAGCAGAACTGTAAGAAGTTTCCGACATGTCGCGGGACGTCGCCTCATAGCTGATACCCTGACCGGCTCCGATCAGACGCTGCTGCAGCTTTGTAAAGCTCGTAGCGTCAGCAGATTGTCCTGTTGGATTTACCACCGTCACATCATCACCGGCATTGAGCTCTTTGATCATGCCAGGGGTAAGGGTCTTGCCATCATACTCATGCTGTTTGATTGGTGTGACCTGCCTGCCAAGGCCGGAGACAGGAAGGGATTTCTTGACGAATACCGACAGACAGGCCATGATTCTCTGTTTGACGGCCACAGCAGTGATAAACTCATTGATGTCCCTGATCCGGCTGAGCGTCTGAGACATGTCGGACATCTCACGGATCTGCGAGGGACGTTTGCGCGTGTAATAAAAAATCACATCGCTGGCCGGTATATACTGAGGTTCCGCCACTGTATAGCCGTCAATCGTGTATTGCCTCACCCAATAACCAATAGGCTTGTTGTACTCGTTGTATTCGATACCACCGACCACACGATTCTTACTGTCCTGTGGTCTGGCAAAGCCATCATCCAGCTCGTCCACCTCAAGGATCTGAAGCTGCAGCGGAATCTTGTTATCCGTGTACCGCTTCACGATCAACACGCCACCGTCAACCTTTTTCCTGACAACGCACATCCGGAGGAGCTGCATAAAAGACTGTTGGCCGGTAACGTCACAGTTTTCAGCCTTACACCAGATTTTCCACAGCTTTTCTATGTCAGAATTTAGTTTTTGATTGTTGGTCATCGCCTGGAGCCTGAACCCCTGGCCGATCACGTTTCTTTTGTATGCTCCAAGCAGAGAACACATGATGTCGGAATTCCGCTCCAGATCCCTGGCTCTTGCCCGGACCGTATCGCGGTAGCCTCTGTCCGTCATCTCCGCGGACTGATTAACAACGCGCCAACCGGCATTTAATCTGCTGTCAAGCCCTGCGTCATAGTTACGCAGCGCTTCCAGGCTCTGCCGCCACGCCTCTCTCTTGACTGCTGCCTGTGGGGATATGACAGCTATCACATTATCCAACCATCCCATATCCTCACCTCTCGTGTGGCCAGAACGCCACATAGCAATCATCAAACAGGCCGGTATCTCCGGCAGCGTCTTTGTTTATCCCCGCTTCCAGCTCCTGCCGCATTTTGTACAGCTGCGCAAGGTCCGCGCGGGTAAGTTTTCGGGAGCCGATCTGGTACGACTGCCCTCCGACAAGTATTTTTACAATTGCCTGGTTGATCTCCAGCAGCATATCAGCGTTTGTAATCGGCAACCCTTGCCTGATTGTTTCCTCTGTTATCATCTCGACTCACCTCCTTAAATCCAATTTTCGTTATTGGTGATCCACTGGAATTCCTCTGGATCCTGGTTTTGTGACTTTTGCGGTTTCTGCTGTTCTTCTTCGGCCAGATGCATGGACCTTACTCCAAGGATATCCGCGGCGGCCAGTGCATACACCTCACAGTCAAGGTAGTGGTTATCTATATGGGTGCTCTTTGGTACCCAGTGCTGTATCACCTTACCCCCTGAGCGGACGTTGATCTTGTGCTCAGCGGTCACCTGATGGGCATATTCATAATCACAGTTTTTGTACACCATCCAGCTGCCTGTCCCGTTTGGCTTATGCAGGCGGCTCGCAATCATGTCTTTGTACTTATCGCCATCGGTCATGATCAGCTGTATCCCGTCGCCAGTTTTACCAGGGCGGTTTACTGTTGATATTTTGTAATGCGAGGTCATCTGAGTGCTGGAACCCTTGACCGGCATAGCCCATTCCATGTTGTTCACGCAGAACTCATAGGTGTCATCCGCGTTATACCCGGAATCGATCAGGCACAGCTGCACAACAAAAGGATCTCCCGCGGCATTCCGGTATGTCAGGTTCATGACGCGGTCGATATCTGCAAAAGAGCTTACCTGTCCGTGAGTGATCATCTGGCTTGTGATGTAGTCGCCCCATGCGCGGATTGTGTAGTACAGGCAGTTCTGCTGCACGTCCACACCGCCGGTTATCATCTTTGCCCAATCAGGGACGATAAACTCATCATTTTCTGTTTGACGCTCCAGAACCATATCCTCTGTGGTCCGTGTCGCCATGTCTTCCCATGGTTCAGCAAGCCATGAGTTCTTAAAATTCTGAAGCTGTTCCGGGTCATCTTTTGAATTCATGAACTCTAAAGCAATCTCGGAGAAACGAACAAAAGGTGAATACAAAGTGTTTATCCAGAAAGCGACTTTCTTCGCCCCTGCGGTGTTGCGCTTGACGATCCGCCACTCGCCTCCCTGCAACATTTTGTCTTTCTGATAATCTTTGATTACGCATCCACATTCCTGGCATACGTAAACGGCCTGATCGGCACGTTCTGTTTTTGTCAGGCCTTCCTTGCTGGGCCATTTGATCTGATCGAATTTCAGTTCAATCATTTCACCGCATTCCGGGCAGGGAACAAAGTAATGCTTTTCTATATCTGCATTCTCCAGTGCTTCCCAGATATGGCCCTCGCGGACCGTCGGCGTGGAAGTCATGTAGATCTTGCGGTTTGCGAATGTCTTTGTTCTCTCCCTCGCGAGGGATATTGGATCAGCTTCTTTTTTGGTATTGGCGGGATATTTGTCCACCTCATCCAGGAAAAGATATTTGATAGCCTTCGATGCCAGTGACGAAGGAGAATTACTCCCGGCAAGAGTCAGGTACATACCAGAGAACTGCAATTCAAGTTTCTGCGACTGAAACTCCTTGAAGAGCTCTGCCAGTGTCGGCGATGCCTTCAGCATTGGCTTTAGCCGGTTCTCAGATATCGACTCCGCCAGCTTATCCGTCGGATATACCACCATCGTCGGCGCGGGGTCCTGCTGGATTACATACCCCAGCATATTCAGCATTGCCTCAGACCCACCAACCTGCGTACACTTTGCAAAGATCACCTGTTCGGTCTCATAGTTCAAAATCTCGTCCATGATTCCGACAAGGTACGGTGTCTTTCGGTTCCGCCAGGGGCCCGGCATCGCGGATGTCTTGCTGTCCAGCAATCTGTATTTTTCTGCCCACTGTGATACTGTCAGGCTTTCCGGAGGTTTCAGAAATCGCAGGGCCTCCTGTATGTACTTTGGGCAGTCAAATCTTTTAACCTTCAGGGGCTTTCCTCGGCCGTCCAGGCTTCTTTTTCTTGACCTCTACCGGCTTGCCTTCTGTCCCTGCGACTACAAAAGACTCCAGCATACCACTCACTTCCTGAGTGATTTCTTTCTCCAGTCGCCTCGATTCCACCGGCTCCAGCTGACCAGCTACGAGGCCAATGATCCTGGTAGGCAAGTTCAAGGCGAATTTCTTAAACGTCGTAAAGAATTTGTCGTAATCGATCTGGACTTCCTCCACCGATATGTATTGCCCTGTCGAAATTGCCGTTTTTAGCTGATGTAATTCGGCCTGTGACTCTTTCAAACTGATCTCTGCCTCCAGCTTTTTCATTTTCAGCTCTTCCTCTGACTGAGTAGCCGCCCTTCCGGCTGCCTTATCCTGCAGATAATTGGCATACCTCTGGATCGTTGGCACAAGATCATACTGACGGGATACCCTGCTCCCTATTTTTGTCTCAGTAGTTGGTAAGATTCCCTCTTGGGTCAACTGCTGGATCCGCCGGACTGACAGACCGAATAATTTGGCGATAGCCTCAACTCTGTATAACCCCGTTTGCACCTCTGCGTTATCATACATACGGCTATCACCTCCTAGATTTGGCATGGTCATCAGTAGCGAATTGTGAAGATTTTAACAATTTTCATCCGGACATCTTTCGGGCTCAAGGCGC